TATATCTAATTGATTTCTAAAATCATTATAGTCTTTATAAAATAAAACATTATTAAGAATATCTTTAGATACAAGTGCAGGCTCTAGTTGATGTGTTTCTCTTTGGGAAGAAATATCACCAATGTACAAGTCATTTGGAGTATAAGCATTAGCTGTTTTTCTTCCAAAATATCCATTTAATTTTTTTGCAGTACCGGGCTTTGTAAGTTGATCTAATGTAGCATTTAAAAACTTAGTGTTAGCTTCGGTTCGAAAATACCTTGGTAGTAACTCTGCAGACTTCCTGTTAGATTTGCCATTAACTGGAAGTGGATATTCATTTTGGTCATTATTATAAGCCATTAGTAGCTAGAGCCTCCGGTGTTTATTGTCGATGTATATGCTGTACTAGAACTTTGTATTCCAGTATTTGCAACTTCAACACTTGCTGTAATAACAGTGCCGGATGCTTTTAATCTAGTTGCTGTAATGCTATCTATTATTTCTATGTTTGCTACTGTTGCACCGCTTATAAAAATTTCATCTGATTCTGATTTAATCTCAAACAATGATCCAAATGCTTGTGAATCTTCATCTGGTACAATTACTATAGAACTAATAGTTGGTGCAAGTTGATTCATTATGTATGTTGAAAGTTCCGAGAAGTAAAACGACTCTCCAAACTCCCAATTGTCTAAACTAAAATATTCATTTATTGCACTAACTACGTTTGATTTTATTTCATTGTCATTAGTAACAGTCTCAATATTCTTTACAATTTTAAATGTTGCTTGCAACCCAGTCTCCGCTGATGATCCAAATAGTATTTTATACTTTACTGGATGATATATAACTTCGTCACTAATTGATTTAATTTTATCTAGTTCTGCGCCATAACTTCTATACAACTGATCACTACTTGGTGGTAATGGTTGTGCTATAACATCGCCATTTAACCACTGCCTATAAGTAGTGTCATACAACCGTGTTAACAAGAATGTGTCTATTAAGTTTGTGCTACTAGGATCAATTCTTTTATTATTATCGGCAGCGTGTACATATCTAAATTTTAGACCTGCTCTACCAATGAATGCTCTAAAGTCTGATACCTGTGATAGTGAAAGTTTATCTGTTGATAACTTCTTAAATAAACCAGTGTCAACTGCAAAAAATACAGTTGATGCATCATAAGAGCTATATGCTCCTATAGCTGATTCTGAAGTAAGCACTGTTATGTTTTGTGATGTAGCAGTTACGTATTTAAAGTCTTCAACACCGTCAGATGTAGTGTACTTCTTTTGGAATATATATTTTGTAGTAGGAGCAACTGTCTCGTTAACAATATCAAGGAATGATCCTGGGTTGTCAACTACGCCGTCATCGTCTGCATCAAAGAAAGATACTTCTATTTTCTTTGAATCAACATATCCTTCAGCATCTCTATATTCTTTTGTAATTTCAAAATTATAATCTGCTGTAAATGGTACTGTTAAGTCAGGCTGTGTATTAATGCTTAATACTTCAATTTTATCTTTAATAACTTTGCCTGTTTTATTATCGTAAATTTTATCACTACTGTCGTAGTAGAACTTAATCTCTTCGTCGCTTTCGTAAACATACCGCATAGCTCGATAATTAATATTATACTTTTCGCCATCTGTTTTAAACCACAATAACCAACTTGCATCTAAATTTTGACTGCTAACGTCGCCTGTTTTACCTGTAGTAAATGCACTAGTAGTATTTAGATTTACTTCTGTAATAATTCTCCACTGTCTAGTAGCAACATCGTATCTCAATCCAAATGTATTATTTGCAAATGCTTGATCAATAAGTTGTGTTTTGACTGCCGGAGCTATATCTGTAGTAAGTTTAGGTCTAATTTCAGTCAATAATGCTGTTGTCGGAATACTATCATTAAGTGTAATAGCACCTAATCCAGCTGTAGTAGTTTTCGTACCGTCACCGTTAACACTAATTACTTTTACCCACTTATAAGATAACGATCCTGCATGAGTTGCAGAGCCTGCCATTAATGTAGTGTTATCGCCTACCATAAAATGATATCCTGCAGGTGCTTCAAATTTAAGAAGTGAGCCGGCTTCAAGTAAACGTAAATTATTTGCTGTGTAAGTTCCTACTTTATAAGATGCACTACTTTCGTCAATTAAGTTGCCAGTGCCTCTATTGGTATCTGTAGTTACTTGTACCCATTCTGCTTTTAAATCAGAAGTAATAATCTTTGTAAAGTTTGTTAGATAATAGTTTAACACTCTTCTATCTTTTAATATTGGTTCTATTTTATTTGTAATAGCACTTTCAATATCAGTCTGTGTTACATATGCAAAACTATCTTTATTAACTAAATTTTCTTTATAAACAATACCGTCATTTGCGTATAAATTTGTGGTACTATATTTTCCAGTAGCATCTAATAAATCATAGTACCTACTAATTCCGCTTGCAAATCTATTAACTGATTTTACTTTAATAATATCTTGACTAATGCCTAATGGTGCAACATTATAATCTTCAGCAGTTACCATTCTGTTTTGTGTATAATAAGTTGACGGAGCATTTTGTTTAATACTTTCTGTTGACTCACTTGGCGCACTATTTGCTACTGTGTATTTTAATTCTAAATTAAGCGTAATTGTTTCAACAGTATTACTTCTACTTAAATAAGGAACTCTAACTTGTATTCCAGTCATATCATTTGGCTTAATAACATAACTTTGGTTGTTACTGGTTCTATAAAAAACTTTAAATACACCTTTAGGCAATTCGCCAAATGTTCCATCTGAAAACACTAAACTAATTCTGTCACTTACTCTTGTAAGTACACTATAAACTGATCTAATCTTTTTACTAACGCTATTATAGATAACGTTGTTGCCTTCTATTGCATCAACCTTTGTCCAAATTTCAGACTCTTGTCCGTTTTCGTCTAGCTTATAAAGCCAAACATCGCTGTTGTTAATGTTTGTTGCGTCTATATCAATTACTTGATTAGTTGTAGGATTATTAACTATAAATTGGCCACTGTCTAATGTACCTTGTTTAAACATGCAAAAGAAACCAGTGTTACTACTTGCAGGTCCGCGGCTGTCGTCTTTATAAAGGTATGCAAAACTATTTGCCGTTAATGGAATTTCTTCTTCAACATTCTTTGTAGCAGAGTCTATGTCTGAGGACACAACTTCAAATGATACATTTTTTCCTTGGACAGATTTATTAAACCCGTATGTTGGAATATCTGTATTAACAGCGTTAAATCTATACTGCTGATGCGGAACACCATCTACTATTTCTTTTTTAATTGGGCGACCAAATGTACCATTTGCAGGTAGTGCAGAATTCATTACTTTAATAAACTGCTCATACCAATCTGTATTAGTTGGGTCATTCCATTGAATGGATTGGTTTGCTAAATTAAAGTTGTTAGTATCTATTACTTCTTCTGTAGTAGAAACACTAGTTACTTTTAACATACCTGTTGCGGCTTGGTTGCGCTTTGGATTATAAGAAAGCATCCGTGCTAAACGGAGAACTGATTCTCTACGTTCTGCTAATTCTAAAAAGTTTTCTCTTGCATTTAGATCCATGCGGAACGATATGTTTTGACCTAAAAATGCAATCAAATCAATCAGTGCAAGGTATTCACTCGACTCAATGTAGTCGTTAAAGTCCTCAGGATAATTAGTCCTAAGGTAAGATATCATTGTTCTTCTTAAATTATCAAAGTCATAACTTTGAAAGTCAGCATTACGGAAACTTTGGTATATACGTTTCCAATTCTCTGCTACTAATAACCTATTTTGTCTATCGGTTGTTGACATATTATTGCTTCCTTCACTTACATGTATTTATTGGTTTCGGATAAGTGCGTATATAAGTTACGAAATTAAACCATTGTTTTCATCAAAAGTTAAGCGCATTGATTCAGATATATTGTACGGAAGATATGTAAGATCCAATTCAATCTGAATTCCAGTTTCAAACGAGTCAACTGTTACTGAATTTACTTGTGTACGCGGATCGTAATTTACAATATCAGTAACATTCTTTGCAACGGCGTTTTTTAATGCCGCTGTCATTGGTTCAAATAAAACTTCCCAAATGATTGTTCCAAACTCAGGATTTTCTAATTTTTCACCTTGTCTGATATGAAAATGATTTATTAAATCTTGTTTAATTAACGAAAGGTCATATAACGTAGTTGACGTATTATTTGGGTTTACTGTACTAAGTCCTCTATAAGCTCTAGACGCTGGAGGACTATTAGGCACTTTCTTATCGCCAGCTACTGTAATTCTTTCATATATACTTTTTTCTAATGTGCTCATACTGTATTTACCTACTTAAATTGTTGTACTATTTGTGCCAGTTGATACAGCATTAATATCTAATTTATTATCACCAAACAACGGCTTATTGTACTCTGCTGGAATATCCCAGTTGCGTTTAATGTTTAATACATACTGACTTTTACTTGAAACACTGTAAGTT